GGCCACGGCGTTCATGACATCGGAGGTGGTAGCATCGTTGACGGAGCCGGGGCTCACGGACTGGGCCCCGGCGCTTGCGGTCTTGCCGATGAACTCGAAGGACCCGGACAGGACGGAGTTTGCCTGGACCGACCCAGAGAACCCGTTGACCATCATCCCGACAAAGGCCTCATAGACCTTCGGGCTCAGGTCGTCGAATACCTTCTCGAGAGAGAACGAGGACTTCGTGGTGCCGTTGCGGAGCATGGAGCCGTTGACGGTGATGGTCTTGCCAGCAGCGGCCGCCTCGAGGCCGGCCGGTGCCGGAGAGGTGGTGAGCGTGCCCGCCGCGGCGGTCAGAACCCTGTAGAAGCCGTTGTTCTCGCCGTCGTTGGCGGTGAAGCCGCCCACCTTGATCCACTGGCCGGGCTGGATGTCGGCAAAGTCGTGGCCCGCCCCGCCCGAGGCGGTGAACCCGGACGCCGTGGCCGAGATCGTGTTCGTTTCCGATAGATTGAGGTCCGCAGACCAGTCAGAGAACAGCGCAGCCGCCATGAAGGCGTCATACGTGCCATACGAGAGCTCCCACTCCAGGGAGCCCGAGCAGTCTGCGCCGGCCTGGATGAGGTCGGAAACCTGACGGTCTGATCGGATTTCCCTCGAAACCTCGTTGCTGATATTGAACCTGAGAGATTCCCCGGTAAACCGCAGCTCCTGCATGGAAGCAGTCGCCGGGGTTACCCCCCAGGTGGTCTCCTCGATGTATCTGATCTGAAGCCTGTTGCTGTCGGACATAGAGCGCCTCCTGTTGTCACCGGCGCTCTATGGGGCTCTGGACGGTTTGATTTATGTTTCTATTCTCAACACCTTACCAAGGCATGGCCGCCTGACGACGTTGCCCTCCTTGTCGAGCATGGTCCGGCTGTACCGCGTGCATGCTATCTCGATCACGCCATCCTTGACCTTGAACAGTAGCTTGTTGCACAAGGGACACCGGATCTCGTGCTCCCCCTCTCTGGGGATCTCCCCGATATGAATGCAAGAGCTGCTCATCGCGGCTTTTCCCTCAGGGCATTCAGTGTTCGCGCAATTTCCCGTTCGAATGCCTGCCTACTGTCTATATCTGTTTTAGGCAGCATATTATCAAGGAATTTCAATGCTTCCTGCGCCTGCATGAGGTGAACTTCGAAGAGCCTCATACTGCAGAAGGCCGCCACGCTCGGCTGGTAGGACTGGACGAACCGGGACCCGAGATCGGCCCGCTTCTGCTCGAAGAGCTGGTAATTTTTAAGGTATTCCCGCGCTCCCGTCCATACCAGGTCGGGCCGCTTGATGGTGGAGCCGTACTCGACCATGCCCAGCAGCAGATCGAGGTGATCCGGGACATCCCTGAGGCCCATCTCCAGCCAGCGCCTGGCGTTCTCCAGGTCCCGGAGTTTCATGTAGTGCCGGTAGGCCGAGAAGTATACCGAGGGGTTGAACGCCGAGCCCATCTCGTCCTTGTGCGTTATGTATTCCTCAGCATACTTGTTGGACTCCTCCCACTGCTCGTTCCACCCGTACATCTGAGAGAGGTAGAAGTAGGACTCCCAGTCGTTCGGGTCCATCTCGATCTGCTTCTTGAGCAGGGTCACCGACCGCTCGATTTTGGCCTTCTTCTCCTCCGGGGAGAGGTCGTAGCCGTAGTGGTTCAGCGAGAAGATCTCGTGCGGGACATAGGCGGCATCGCCCCCGAAGAGGGCCTTGTTGTGCACGAGCCGTTCGTAATGGACGGTGCCCCCGCGGAACATCCTGGCCGGGTTGAAGTTGGTGCAGACCCGCCCATCCTGGATATCCCGGATAGTCACCGAGATCCCGTTGATGTCCTTGGGCACGGCCTCCCGGAGGAACCCCTTCAGGCGCACGGGATCCCCGAAGGCCTCCTCGTCGCAGTCGATCTGGATGAGCCAGTCGCCGGTGGCATGGCTCACGGAGTGGTTGCGGCCGGCGGAGAAGGAGTTCTCCCAGGGGTGCTCGAAGATCTTCGCGCCGTACTTCCGGGCGATCTCGTTGGTGCGGTCGGTCGATCCGGTGTCGACGAGAATGATCTCGTCCACGAAGGGCTTGATCGACTTCAGACACCGCTCGATGTTCTTTTCTTCGTCCTTGGCCATCATGATCGCCGAGATCTTGGGCTTCATGCCCCGGAGCTTCTGGATCTGCTTCTCGCGAGCCCTGCGCTGCTTGCGGTTCAGCCCCTGCTCCTTGGCCGGCTGATGCTCGGACTTCTGCTCGGCCGCTGGCAGCACCTGCTGGGTTGCCCCCTCTGCCCGGGGCAGCTCGGTCAGGAACTCCTTCTTTTTCTCGCGGAGGTGGTAGAGGTAGAGCCCTTTCAGGACGTAGGTCTTGTAGCCACTGGCGCGGAGCTTCAGGCAGTAGTCGTTGTCGACGCCGGTGAACTGGTTGCAAACGAAGGTTGCGTCCTTGCCGTTCCATTTGTGCCGGACGATTTTGATGTCCTCCTCGAACCCGCCCACATCCTTCCAGGCCTTCTTGGAGGTCAGTATGAACATGCCGGAAAAGACATTGCCCAGATATTTGTCTGGCTCGGACTCCTCGGAGAAGGAGAAGCCGTGCTGGGAGAAGAGCATGTTGCTCAAGGCGATGTGATCATTGATGGAGTCGCTGTCGCAGGTGGCGAGCTGATCGTCACACCAGATGGAATTGGTGACCCCGGTGATCCACCCAGCATCCGGGGCGTGGTTGATGGCATGGACACACATCTCGTACCAGTTGGGCCGCATGATCAAACAGTCGTGGTCCAGAAAGAGCGCCCACTCGTCGTCTCTGAGCTCTCGCATGGCGTCATTGTAGGCCTTGCCGAGGTTGCCCGGGAAGTAGGGCACGATGACCTTGATCACCGGATCCGGGTCGAAGGCCTGTTTGACCACCCAGCCCTTGAGCTTGATCCAGGTCCTGGTGGCCTGATTGTCCAGGGCGTCCACGACGCTGCCGATGTCGATGCTGTGAACCCGGGCGCCCAGATGCCACAGTCGCTTCTGGACGACCCGGGTCGCCTGGCCGGCACAGGGGAGGACGACATCCACCTTGTCGATGTCCTTCTCCACCTGAGGCCACCATTCATCGATCGAGTCATAGGCGTTCTTGGCAGGCGTCTTGATGTAGAAGTCGATGGGCCCGAACATCTTCTCCATCTGCTCTTTGCTACAGTTTCCGATGAACATCTTGCGCCGGGGCCTGATGTAGAGATCGAGGAATCCTCTGAATGCCTGCGTCCGGAACACGGCGAGGTAATGGAACAGCACCGGGTTATAGAGTTCGTCGGGCTCGGCAATCGCGCTGAGCTTCTTCTCGAGCTCCTGCTTGCCGATGAAATCATGCGCCTCGAACGGCGCAAAGAGCCCCTGCATCATGCCGGGCTCGCACGGGTAGTCCAGGCTGAAGGCCTTGAGGTAATCCGGATCGTTGATCCATATGGACTCCAGCATCTCCTGCTGGAGCCCGGGCGACCACCGCGTATGGTTGTTGCCCAGGACCCCGACGTTCTTGTCGTGGGCCATGATGATGTCGTTGTCGCCGAACCGGGTGTAGAATACCCGGTCACCCTCCACCAGCCTCTGGCTAAGAGCCTCCAGGCTTGCCGATGTGTCCAATACCTTGCGCATATGCCCCCCGTAGCACTTCGATCCCGTCGCTACAGAGCAGGTGCATATGTCTGCTGATCTCGCGTTCCGGCCAGTTCCACCATTTCAGTTTCAGAAGAAATTCAATATCATCAGGCGAGAACCTGTATTTTCTTACCTCGCAGGGATTCCCTGCGGCGATTGCATAAGAGGGAATGTCTCTCGAGACGACGGCACCGGCACCGATGACGGCTCCGTCGCCGATGGTCACTCCGGAGAGGATGATAACGCGCCTGGAGATCCACACGTCGTTGCCGACGATCACATCGCCCTTGTGGTGCGGGTAGCCCCCGAACTGCTCCCCTCGGGGCCATTCATCCTTGAGTTCTTGCGCGGAGAAAGGGTAGGTGGTTGTCCACTCGGGATGGTGGCAGGAGAAGATGATCACTACGTCACGGGCGATCGAGCAGTAGTCGCCGATAAACACCCGGCCATCGCCCTGGATCTCCAGGGGGCCATAGGTGTGAGGCCCAACGGTGAGCCGGGAATCCCCGGCGAGATGCTCCCGAGTCTTCTTCACCACTGATCGATTCCCCGTTTCAGTCCCCAGAACTGCAGGTCCTGATGGGAAGCCTGCACGAAAAAGGAATACTTTGCAAAGAAGAAATCGATGGGTACGGCTTTTCGGATATCGGCCTCCGAGAGGTTCCTGTAGTAGCTCCCCCACCCGGGACCCATGCCTGACGTGAACGGGGAGTCACCCGGCGAGCTGTCGATCGTGCCGTGCCGCGGCCGGGCGCCGGTCGCGCAGGTGAAAAGCAGGAGGCCTCCGGGCCTGAGCAGCGAGCATGCGTTCTGCAGGGTGAGCGGGTAGTGCATGTCGTGCTCGAGCATCTCAGTCGAAATGATGGTGTCGAAGGGCCCTCCCTTGAACTCGTGCCCCATGGCCACCACGTCCACGTTCTCGCCATCTGCCAGGTCGACCCCGACATAGGTGCAGTTCTCGAAGAGGTAGCGGTTGCTGCCGTTGATGTCGAGCGAGCCTATGTCGAGCACGGTCTTGCCCCGGAAGAGCTCCGGGAACATGGCCTTCACGGCCAGGCAGAACTCTCGCTGTTCTTTGTGCGCCATGATTTACGACCCCACGTTGTCCTTGTAGAGTTCCCACTTCAGAGAGAGCTTGAGCCATAGCGGGTAGGAATTGCGATCCTTGTACACGGTGAGGTTCTTCAAGGTGATCCCGTCGACCTGCTGGCCGTTGTACCAGGGGATGATGATGTCGGCGTAGTCGTTGGCCGGCTTCGTCCCCACGCCCTTGGGCACGTAGATGTCGACCTGGAACACCCCGGCATAACGGAAGCGGCCCGGGAGCCCTACCTGTGGAGCGCCTGCTATGTCGATGATGAGGTCCACCCAGCTCTGGCCGGCGGTAGCAGGATCGTCGATGTTTTCGTACCCGATGGGTGTCCTGCCTGCCCACTGCGTGGCGAAGTGCGTCTCCAGGCTCTTGCTGATATCGTCGATAATGCTCACTTGAACGTCCTTATCTTGGCCTTCGAGAGCACGAGGGCCTTCTTGTAGGTGTTATAGGGGGTAGTCCCGCCGTTCTTGTAGTCCCAGCCGCCATGTTCGACCCGCGGCGAATGGGGAACGCTGTTTGAGATGAACACCACGTCGCCGGCCTTGATCTGCGGGACCTTGGCCAGCTCTGCCTGCGCCTGGACGATGGCGTCGGTCACCTCGTGGGGAACTTTGGTGAAGCTCGGGTCGATCGCGCCGATGGCGATCCGGTGGCTCAGCGCGTAGGAGCCCTTGGAGTAACCCTTCTTGGAGTTCCCGGGGTGCGGCGACTGCGACAGCACGTTGTTGTAGACCTCGGTCACCAGGTCCTGCATCCGCTTGTCTGCATCCGCCCGCGCCTTTCCCAGGAACCCGTTGAGCTGCATCTTGAATGCCTTGGCCATTATCCGCTCGCTTTCCGGACCTGGAATATCCACATGGCGTCAGCCGGGTCGATGGAGAAGTCCTCGATGTCCCACTTGATCCCGTCGACCGTGACGTAGTCGTTCTCCTTGGGGGTGACCGTGAGAGAAAGGCCCGGTATCAGGAGCTGCTGGTCGGTCTTGAGGATCTTCACCCCGTCGATCTCGCTCGACTTGTAGCCCACCAGGATGGCCTTTTCGATCGTGTAGTCCGAACCGCCCGTCTCCGAAGGAGTTCTTGTGGCCGGGTCATAGGTGATAGCCCCGGTGGAGTGGTAGACGACCTCCGTTGGAATATCGTCCAGGGCGTTCATGGCGCCCAGCACCGTCTGCTGGATGGTCGATTTCAGGCCCATGGCCTAGCACCTCTGCAGGGTACGCTGCCTGGCCTTGTAGCCCACGACCTTGCCGTAGTGCTGACAGATGACCCACACGGATTTCGGGACAATGTTTTTGCGGTCGAGCCGGTTGACATCGATCGAAATGGGGCCCACCTTCAGACTGTTGAAGCCCTTGGTGGCAGGGTCGAGCGTGAGGTCCTCGGCCAGCAGGGCATCGGCGAAGACAGCGGTGGCCTCCTTGAGGAACCCGGGGATCATGTTGTACTCGAGCAGCCTTCCGTCGGGGGTGTAGACCGAATACCGGGGGAAGCGCAAAGCCTGAGTGCTCGAGTAGACCGAGCCGTCCCAGTCCACCAGGTCGTCGAGAAGCCTGGTGGCCATCACGAGCGCGATCTTCTTGTCGTAGTCGGAGGCCTCGTCCCAGTTGGCGTGGTAGAGCTTCTTGGCCAGGATGGCCTTGGCCTCCTCAAATGTGCAGTAGGTGTTCGCGTCGGCGGCACCCGGGGTGGCGACCAAGGTGAGTTCCTCCATGACGGAGATAGAGATGTCGTCGTAGAACTCCCCCTCGTCCTGGCCGACCTCGTAGAGGACGAGCCGTGCAGAGTAGTTGCCTGATGGGATGGACTCGGATCCCAGCTTGAATATGACCTCCCCTGCGACACCGGTGTCCCACTCGATTGCATCGGTGCCGGTATCGCTGTCGACAACCGCGGCCCCATCGAAGTCCAGCGTGATCCTGCCGATGTCCATGGTCGGGCGCGGGTTCCCTGCGGCATCGGCGAGGATGACCGAGAAGGTGTTGGTGTGTCCGGGGTAGACGAAGTATCTGGTCGTGCTCATCAGCTTCCCTTACCGTATCCTGACGGGATAGAAGAAGAACGGGAACTTTCCCCCGGAGGTCGTGGTTACCATGAACACGAGGGTCGCCAGGGTCCCGCGATAGTCGTCGCCGGGGTGCTGCAGGGTGAACGCATACTTGGTCCCGTCAATGGTCGATCCCGTTTCCTCGACGAGCAGGCTGGTGATGTCGACAAGCGTTGAGAGATCCGTCCTCTCGTTGGCCTTGCTCGAGTACGCCTTTGCCTCGACTGACGCCAGCGCCTGGTCGCCAGGAAGCCCGAACGCGAAATCCAGCTCGAAGGGCCCCCAGGAATCGGCCCCCTCGCGGATCTCGATGCTGGCCGCATTACCATCGCCGGTTATAAAGTCCACGGCAGTCGCTCCTGTTCCCGGTCATGCGCTATGCGTACTGCGCCCGGAGAGTCATGGCGTCGTTCGATGTATTTCCGGCGCCGTCGCTGACCGTTCTCCTGATCCAGACCCTGCACGCCTGGCCGGCCGGAATGTCGGTGATGGACAGGGGCGCCACCTCGGTTGCCTCGGTGAACGAGATCGAGGGGGACGAGGGGGCCGTGCCCTCATTGGCTATCGTCTCGAGGTCCGCCGCCGAGGCATGGGGATCGCCGTTCGACGCATCCTTACCCATTGCGGCCGCGGTATCGGGCGACGAGGTCTGACTGTGGAACCATGCCGTGACGCTCGTGGCCGTCTCGTCGCCGCTGTTGTATAGGTCCACCGCCCGATACTCGATATCGCCGGCCACGGCCTCTGCCGCGCTGACATCGTCGAAGAGGTTGTTGAGGGCCGTCTCGCTCAGGGCGTTTGACGACATGACGCCCCCGAGACTCGCGTTCGGGTCCGAGTTCGACGCCCCGCCGGTAAGTCTCCATACAAGAGTTGCAGCCATGGTCACGTCCTCCTTGCGCTTATCTTATGTATTTTTATATATAAAAACAGGCCGTTTTCGCTACAGATTTGCCCCGTTGTCTACGGAAGAGGGTCATCCCCCTTCTCGAGCGAGAACGCCCATGCCGTCTTGTCCTCGAGCGAGAACGCCCATGCCGTCTTGTTGTCCAGGGCAAATGCCCATGCGCTGGGGTTTGCGACAATGAACTGCCTGAGCGGCTCCGGGATGACCAGGCTCAGGACCTGCCAGACCATCCGGATGTCGCTCGCGGCCTGGACCTTCCACGCCGAGGACGCCTGCATCGAAACGAGGAGTTTCCAGGCCGCGTCCTGGTCGGAAACGCCGATGATTTTCCATCCGGCATCCCGGGACGCCGCGTTCTTCACCCTCCAGGCTGCATCGCGGTTGAATGCGATGAAGGTCTTCCACGCCGAGGGCATGTCGGCGCTCCCGAAGAGCATCCAGGACGACTGCCGGTCCGTGGCTGTCCTGATTCCCCAGGACGAGTCGTGATCGTCGACAGTCTGTATCCTCCAGGAGCAGGCTATGTCGGCGACAAGGGCCCCGAGAATGGCCCACGCTGTATCTGCGTCCATTCTCGCGAGAATCTTCCATGCAGAGCTCCTGTCGAGCGCCGCGAAGAGCCTCCAGGACGAGGACTGATCCGTCCAAGTCCAGATTGCCCAGGAAGAGAGCACCTCATGCCGCCCGAAGATTTTCCATGCCGCATCATCGTCCATGGCGCGAAGCATCTTCCAGGCAGAGGATGCGTCGAGCTCGCTGCGGATCTTCCAGGCAAGATCCGTATCCATGAGCCCGATGGTCCGCCAGGCACTCTCGGCGTCACTCGCGTTCAGGATCTTCCATGCGAGGCTGGCGTCGGCCACCAGCATGGACAGAATTTCCCATGCCAGGTTCCTGTCGAGCTGCTTGAACAGCTTCCACGCGGATTCCGCATCCTCGGCATTGAACAGTTTCCACGCCGACTGCTGGTCCTTGATCGCAAGGACGCGCCAGGCAAGGGCGGCATCGGCGACGAGGAACCCGTAGATTCGCCAGGCCGTATTGAGATCAAACAGCCTGAGAATCCCCCATGCTGCATCTGCGGAGAACATGGTCAAAACCTTCCACGAGGAGGAGGAATCGCATGATGTGCGTATCTTCCAGGCCGTTTCCCGATCGAGCGATCCCCGCACCTTCCAGGCGAACGCCTCGTCAAGAGAGGACAGGATCTTCCAGGCATGGTCTGAATCGAGAGAAGCCAACAGCTTCCACGCTACCTCTTGATCAAGATGCGCAATCAGCTTCCAGACGGAGGGTTTGTCTGATGCATTCAATATTTTCCATGCAGAGGCTACATCATGAGAAGATATGATCTTCCAAGCCGCTACATGGTTACGGGCAATGGACACCTTCCAAGAAGATTCAATATCGGCAAAGGGGCGGATCTCCCCAAGCTTGAGCGGCAGGACGGTCTTAAATGAATGACTATGTCT